CCGAGGTGACGAAGCCGGACGGGACGAAGGAATACGTCGATTATCCGCAGCTCGAGGATGTGCCGATCTCGTTCCCGAGCGGCGGCGGCGCCACGCTGACGTTCCCGATCAAGAAAAAGATGACGGGCTACGTCTTGATGTCGTCGCGCGGGTTCGATCACTGGCACGAGAAGGGCGACGTCCAGAAAGCCGCCGGGCGGCGAATGCACCACATGACCGATGGGCTCGCGTTCCATCCGATCCGGAACGATCCCAAAAAGCTGAAGGGTGTCTCGAAGACCGCGACCCAGATGCGCAGCGATGATGTCGGGAGCGACGATAAGCCGAAGCATTTTGTCTCCCTGGACCCGGCGGCGGGCAAGATCGTGACCTCGGTCGACTCCGGCAAGCATGTGACGACGCACGAGACCGGCAAGGGCATCACGCACGAGTCCAGCGTCGCGGTGAATATGAAGGCCCCGAAGGGGACATTCGATATGGCGCTGACCGTGAAGGGCACGCTGCATGCCACGAAGGCGATTTCGTCTGAAATTGGCGTGAAGGCGCCGCTTCTGGACGGCGCGCCCGGAACAGTCGACGAAGGGACCCCGACGTCATGAGGTATCGAAAGCTCGATCCGGACGGCGATTACGCGTTCGGCAATGGGTTGGCCGATTTCTGGATCGACCAGCCGGAGGCGGTCGCGCAGGCCGCTCTGACGCGCGTCGAAATGTTCACGGGCGACTGGTACGCCGCGCCGGCCGATGGGATGCCATGGCGCACGATGGTGCTCGGCACGGGGACAGAAGCGTCTCGCGATCCTGCAATTCAGGGTAGGGTTCTCGGGACGCCGGGGTGCCTGCGGCTCGTTGCCTATTCGAGCCGCCTTGATCGTGATAAGCGATTGCTCTCCACCGCGATCACGATCGACACGATCTACGGTCAGGCGATGATCTCGAGGCCGCGATGACGGATTTCAATCTGCCGAAGGGCCGGATCGATGCGACCGGCATTCACATCCCGACCTTCGATGATCTGCGTAACGCCATGGTGGCGGGCGTGCAGAGCATCTACGGCTCCGACATCTATCTGGGAAACGACAGTCAGGACGGCGAGCTGATCACCCTGGTGACGCAGGCCGCTGTGGACTGCTACGCACTCGCCCTGATGGTCTATGCGGGCTTCGATCCCTCGGCAGCCGCGGGCGTTCCGCTCTCGCGCGTCGTGCAGATCAACGGGCTGGACCGCAAGGTTCCGACCCGCTCGACCGTGCCGATGAAGCTGATCGGTCAAGCCGGAACGACTATCGAGAACGGCGCCGTCGAGGATGATCTCGGCAACACCTTCCTGCTGCCCGCCAGTGTGGAGATCCCATACGGCGGCGAGGTGGTCGTGACCGCGACCTGTACGAAGCTCGGCGCCGTGCGGGCGCGGGCCGGGACCGTGACCACGATGGCGACCCCGACCGCCGGCTGGCAGTCGTGCGTCAATGTCGCGGACGCGACCGTCGGGGCTCCGCTGGAAAGCGATGCGGAACTGCGGCTGCGGCAAAAGGACTCGACCATGATCCCCGCGACCTCGCCCTATGAGGCGCTGGTCGGGGCCCTGAAGGATCTCGTCGGCGTGACGGACCTGAAGGTCTACGAGAACGATACCGATCTGCCGAACGAGTATGGGATTCCGGCCCACTCGCTTGCCGTGGTGGTGCAGGGTGGCGATGCGCAAGCGATCGCGGACGTGATCTCGCGCACGAAGACCCAAGGGGTTGCGACCTACGGTCTCATGACGGTTCTGTCCAACAACACCGCCGGGGTGCCGGACCGAATCCATTTCTCGTCGCGCGTCGATGTTCCGGTGCTGGTGATCGTTCGGCTGAACGCCCTGGAGGGCTATACCTCGGACGTCGAGGCCGTGATCAAGGCGCGGGTGATCGATTGGATCAATGCCCTGCCGCTTGGCAAGACGGTCGGGCGTCGGTTCCTGTTCATGCCGGCGCAATTGAATGCTGAGGCGCCGAGCGAGACCTTTCGACTGCTCGATGTCCTGATCGCCCGACCGGGGAACGTGCCGGGGCTCGTCGATCTCCCGATGGCCTACTATGAGAAGCCGGCCTGCTCGCTCGAGAATATCTCGGTCGTGGTGGTGCCGTCGTGAGGCGCCCGGCTGACTACGCCGGGCTCGCGATTCCCTATCATCGGTCGCGCCCGAAATTTCAGGCCATGATCGAGGGCCTGACTGGTGCGATCGTTGATGCGCGGGACCTGCTGGACCAGTTGCCGGCCGCGTTCGATATCGACGAAGCCGTGGGGGTGCAGCTCGATGTTGTGGGCAAGTGGGTCGGGCGCTCTCGCGTGATCCCGGTTCCGCTCGAGGACCCGTGGTTCAAGTTCGACCGGGTCGGCCGCGGCTGGGATGAAGGAATCTGGAAAGGCCCCTACTCGGTCGCGAGCGGTCAGACGGTTCTGGACGATGATGATTACCGCCGGCTGCTCTACGCCAAGCGGGCCGCGAACAACTGGAACGGTCGCCGGCAGAGCGCGGAGGCGGCGCTGCGGATCTATATCGCGGACCCGGCCACGCATCTGTGGGTGCAAGATTTCTTCGATATGTCGGACGCCGTGTGCGTGTCGGGTAAATTGCCCCGGTTGTCGGACTGCTTCATCATCGCTTTGAATCTGATCCCGGTGAAGGCCGCGGGCGTGCGGCGCTATTATGCGTTCACCTCCGTCGATGGCGCGCCGCTGTTCGGGTTCGATTTGCAGAATTCGTTCCTCTCCGGATGGGATTCCGGCGCGTGGGGCGTGACGCCGCAGTGGCTTCTTGAGAACTCGTGAAGGGCTGACCCATGACTGCGCAGAATGATTTCGTCCCGTTCGCGACCGGCGCTGGCGCCAATACGCTGACGCCTTCGGCCTTCAGGGCGCTGACCGCGATTGTGGGTCAGGGCGTTCAGGCTGGCCTTGCGCGCTCCGATGTCGCCAACACGGTCTGGCGGCAGGCTTCCTTTGTGGCCGCGATGATCGGCGAGTTCATCAAGGATGCGGGTTATGACGCCCTGGACAATGGCGACCTTGATGGCCTCGAGGCGAACTTCATCGCAGCGCTGCGCCACACCCTGCTGTCGCAGGAGACCGCCCTGCTGCACTTCGGTGTCGACACCGGTACGGCAAACCATGTTGTGCTCGCGACCCCGTCGCCTGCCGTGACGGCGCTGGCGGACGGGATGACGTTCCTGTTCCGCCCGAACGCGACCAATACGGGCGCGACCGATTTCGTCTGCGGGATCCTCCCGTCGGTTCCGATGAAGCGCGACGACGGCGCGACCGCGCTCGGCAAGGGCGATCTTGTCGCCGGTCGACTCGCGATGGCGGTCTACTACAGCGGCAAGCTGATGCTGGTCTGTCAGGTGCCGGACGTGGCGATGTGGCATCAGGGGACCGCGACCGGCGGAACCTCGACCGCGATGACGACGACGCTTTCGCCTCTCGTCGGTGTTCTGGTCCCGCACATCAAGATGCGGGTTCCGATCACGACCGCGAACGGCGCTGCCCCGACGATGGACTTCGGCTTCGGGGCTTTCCCGATCGTATCGAACATCACGGGCGCGGCCCTGGCGGGCGGCGAAATGGCCGGCGCCTCGACAGGCTATGAGGCCGATCTGCATTTCGATGGAACAAGTCTGCGGCTGATGAATCCGCTTGCGGGCTCGACGCCTGCCTACACGGGCGCGACCGACTCGGTCGCGGGTGCGGCCGGTATCGTGCCGGCGCCGCCGATTGGATCGCAGCGCAAGGTTCCGCTGGGCTCGGGTGTGTGGGGCGATCTTCCCCTGATGGTCGGCGCCTCGTCGGGCGCTGGCGGCAAGCTAGGCGCCGTGGCGGCTCCGGCCGCCGGCGACCAGCTCAAGTTCTGGCGCGGCGATGGCGTCTGGGCTGACGCGGGCGATATGTGGGGCCTCGGGATCGGCGCGATCGCGATCGTTCCGGTGACCTACATGACGAACAACACCGGTCTGAATAATCCAGTCGGCGGGACCGCGACCGGATCGCAGATGAACTCCGGTTTCTTCACCTTCGGGTCCGTCACGGGCGTCTCGGTCGGGACCTCGGTTCCGCTCGGCAACTTCGGTGTCGTGGCGCACTACAATGCGGGCGAGTGGTCTGATAGCCGCAAGGGCAGCTTCGCCGGCACGTGGACCTGTCAGGCGTTCTGCGCCCTGGGGGATTTCGGTGGCGCGACATCGCCGACCGGTGTGCTGTCGGGCTTCATGGTGATGAAGCGCACGCTCTGAGAAAGGTGGCGGTCAGATGGAGATCTCGATTCCGAAAAATGGTCGCGCGGTCTATGCGTCGCCCGACAAATCGACGATCGATTGTGAGGTCGAGGTGAACGGCCGGCTCGTGCCGTTCACGGCCCACAGAGACGATACTGAGCCGCATGGTCAGGCGATCTACGAGGCGCTGATCCAGCGTGGCAAGATTGAGCCCTACAGGCCGCCTGCTGGGAAAGAATGATCGATGGATCTGGCGTTCTTCACCGGCTCCGCATTCCGCGCCACCATCCCGCTTGCGGCATTCGAGGTTCTTTATCCCGGATGCGCGTCCGAGCGATGGGTGGCCCGGATATGGCGCGAGGCTGCGTCCGAGGCCCCGCCAGTGTTCGCATGGGATAGTGCCGCGCCTCCGGCGGCATTCCCGGCCGGGCTCGCGACCAAGATCGTCGGGCCGTCGCTCGTGCTGGAAGTGCCGTCGGATGAAATGCTGGCGAACTTCGGACCTGCGGGCGGTTCATTCGTCTGGGACCTGGGCTTCTATCGCGCGAGTCAGCCGCGCAACTTCGTGCGCGTCGATGGTGGGTCGGCTACCTGCTATCCGATTGACGGAGGTTCGATCCGGACGCCTGCGCGGCCGGGCGATACCGTGTCGGTGTCGGGCGCGAATGCGCTGGGGTCAGGGTAAAACGATCCTGCTGTAATGTTGCCGCATTCACAGGCGGCGCGATCGCGTGATATTGGCGAGACGTTCTTTCTGCCGGAGGCGATCGCGATGTCGATTCAACCCATGCGGACCTCGTTCAAGGGTCGATCGAGCATTCGAGCGCTCGAGGGTGATGTCCTCGAGGCCTATCAGGACTCGGTCGGCATCTGGACGATCGGGACGGGCCATACCGCTAAGGCGGGTGCGCCGGCCCCGCGGGCCGGAATGACGATCACCCAGCAGGAGTCGGACGAAATTCTGTCGCGCGACCTGCGGCTCTTTGAGACCGGGGTCTGCAAGGTGCTGAACCGCCAGCCGACGCAGAATCAGTTCGACGCGATGGTGTCGCTCGCGTTCAACATCGGGCTCGGCAATTTCCAGAAGTCCTCGGTGGTCTCTCGCTTCAATCGTGGCGACGACGCCGGCGCGGCTGCGGCGTTCCTGATGTGGACGAAGGCCGGCGGGCGCGAGCTGCCCGGTCTGGTGAAGCGCCGCAAGGTCGAAATGAAGCTGTTCAACACGGGGGACCGCGCTGTCGTGCAGGCCCGTATTGCGGAGATTCCGACCGAGGAAATCGAGGAAGTCCCGTCGAGCGGCGGCGTCGACGCCCCGGAGGCGCCGAAGTCCCTGGCGGGCTCGAAAACCGTCTGGGCTTCCGCCACGACCGGTCTGGCGGGCGCCGGGATGGCGGCGGATGCTGCCTCGCAGGCGCTCGATCGCGCTCAGTCGGTGAAGGATGCGGCCGACAAGGCCATGACGTTGTTCGGGTTCGATTGGCGTGCGGCGGCCTTCATCGTCATGGCCATCGTGATCTTGCTGCTGTGCGGCTTCATCATCTGGGATCGTCGCCAGCGCCTCGTGCGCGACGGGGTATGATGCTGCCGGGAGGCAAACGCCATGTCGCCTTTCGGGTTCCTTCCTGATCTCCACGCCTTCATGGTCGAGGTCTGGTGTGGTGTCGCGGCGGTCGGGTTGCTGATCGCCGCGATCGCGCTGCTGGGCGCCAAGCCGTCATGGCTGGTCGAGAAGATTCCGGTCGTCGGCGGCTTCGTGGCGTCGATCCGTCGCGGCGCCGGGTTCGTGCTGCTGGGTCTCGCGATCCTGTCGGGCAGCTTCGGCGCTGGCTACTTCATGCGAGGTTCGCTCGAGCACGAACGCGCGCTAGAGGCCAAGATCGAAACCGACCGGGCGATCAAGGACGAGCAAGAGCGACGCGCCAAGGCGGTCGCGGCGGCGCGCGAGGATGAGCGCAAGCGAGCTGATGAACTGTCGGCCGAGATCGATGCGATGCGGGAACAGCAAAGGCGAGACGATGAAGCCTCACGCGCTAATGATTCTCACCCTGGGCTTCGTCGCAGTGGGGTGCAACGCCTCAACAAGGTCGGACGGCCCTGAAATCGTCGCCGAGGTTGCGCGGCAGAATGCTGACCTCGTGCGCGAGAAGCCGTCGCCGGAAAACCGCCGGCCGTGTCCTGATCCGGTCGCGCTGCCGAATCGAGACCTAACGGAAGGCGAGACGGAACGGTTCTGGCACGAGGATCGAATCCGGCTGGTCGTCTGTGGTCTGCGCCACAAGGCGGTGTTGTCGTTCTATGAAAATCGCGATGCCCGACTTGCGGGTGAGAAATGAGGGAACCGATGCTACCCCAAGCGGGTTCTCTCGCGGAACGAGTCGCGAAGATCGAAGCCATGCTGCCGGCAAGCGACCGGGATGGTCGGGATCAGTGGGACGCCATCAACGATGTGCGCCGCGGTATGACGGACCTGAATGTCGAGATCGGCGGCCTGAAAGAGAAGAACGGGCTGGTCTTGGAAA